AATCTTATATGGAATTTTGAAAAAAGATAGAAGTATGGGTTATGCCTGATTGGAGTGGAGAGAAATTTAACCTAAATATCATTATAGATTAAACTATGAAAGCGGTATGGAAAAGGAAAGATAATGTACGAATATCAATGTAAAATTGTCAGAGTAGTAGACGGCGACACCACAGACGTAGATATTGATTTGGGGTTCGGAGTTTGGCTGAAGAAACAACGAATTCGTTTCTATGGTGTGGACACGCCTGAGTCGAGGACTAGCAATAAAGAAGAGAAGGTCTATGGATTGGCTGCAAAACATTTTGTTGAGAACTATCTACCAAAAGGATCAACACAAGTTCTACGCACAAGGAAAGATGGCGTAGGTAAGTACGGACGCATTCTTGGTGAGTTCGTGGTGTTTGATGGTTCTAAGGATATGGAAACAACATTAAATAAATTACTCATTGATACACATAATGCAGTTGCATATTTCGGTCAATCTAAGGATGATATTGAAGAGGAACATATAAAGAATAGGTCATTGGTAAAACTCGATGGCTGATGTAACCTACCTCGGCAATCCAAACCTCAAGAAGGCCAATATTCAGCAGTCTTGGACAAAGGAACAACTTAAAGAATATTCCTTGTGTATGGAAGGACCACAATACTTCATAGAGAAATATGTTAAGATTGTTTCTCTGGATGAAGGTCTTATTCCATTTAAGATGTATGACTTTCAGAAGGAAATGGTAGGAACCTTTCATAATAATCGTTTTACTATTTGTAAGCTCCCCAGACAGTCTGGTAAGTCTACTGTGATGATTTCGTATCTACTGCACTACGCATTGTTTAACCCATCTGTCAATATTGCTATCCTTGCGAATAAGGCAGCAACTGCGCGTGACTTACTATCACGTTTGCAACTTGCATATGAACATCTACCGAAATGGTTACAACAGGGAGTAATGAGTTGGAATAAGGGTTCTCTGGAGTTAGAAAATGGTTCGAAAATACTGGCGTCTTCTACTTCAGCTTCTGCTGTTCGTGGTGGTTCTTATAATATTATTTTCCTTGACGAGTTTGCATACGTTCCATCCAACGTAGCCGAGCAGTTCTTCAGTTCAGTGTATCCTACGATTTCATCTGGTAAGACTACCAAGGTGATGATTGTTTCCACACCGCATGGTATGAACATGTTCTACAAGTTGTGGGTGGATGCAGAGGAGGGTCGCAACTCTTACATACCCATTGAGGTGCATTGGAGTGAAGTTCCCGGTAGGGATGAAAAGTGGAAAGAAGAAACAATCAAGAATACCTCTCAAGCACAGTTCAATACAGAATTTGAGTGTGAGTTCTTGGGGTCTATCGATACACTGATTACACCATATAAACTTAAACAGTTGACATATCGAGCACCTAAACAATCTAATGCTGGTCTTGATGTTCACATTCCGCCAGAAGAAGGTCACACATATGTTCTGGTTGCTGACGTTTCACGAGGAACAAAAAATGATTACTCAGCATTTGTGGTTATGGATGTTAGCGATATACCATATAGGGTCGTGGCAAAGTTTAGAGATAACGAGCTAAAACCTCTCATATTTCCTTCTAAAATATATGACACTGCGCGGGCATATAATCAGGCATATGTATTGATTGAGGTCAATGACATAGGAGAACAGGTTGCTAACGCTATGCAGTTTGATCTGGAGTATGACAACCTTATTATGGCTAGTATGCGTGGGCGAGCGGGACAAGTCATTGGAGCGGGCTTCAGCGGTGGTAGGGCGCAGTTGGGGGTAAGGACGACTAAAGCAGTTAAGAAGATTGGTTGTTCAAACCTTAAACAGTTGGTTGAGGATAATAAACTGATTGTTGAGGACTATGACATCATCAACGAGCTCTCTACCTTTATTGTAAAGGGTTCCTCCTTTCAGGCAGATGATGGGTGTAACGATGACTTGGTTGCGTGTCTCTTTATCTTTGCATGGCTTACGGACCAAACATATTTTAAGGAACTTACCAATAACGATATCCGAAGAGTTATGATGAATGAACAGCAGGATATGCTGGAACAGGATATGGCACCCTTTGGTTTTATAGTAAATGGTCTTGAGGATGAGAATATTGGTGAAATGGTAGACGAGTATGGAACTCGTTGGGCTCCTATTGTAAGAGACAGTTCTGGAAGTTGGTAATTACCTAAATAAATTCAATAAGATCATGATGTTTTTTGATATAGCAGTTGTAACAAAGGATAACAGATTGGTCAATTAGGTGGAATACCTCTTTGCGGCTGTCGTCACTAGTTCCAACTCTTTTAGATACTTTATGTATCTCTGCATCATGGGGCCAGAATTTGAGACAGACATGTTCAGATTCTCCACAGTGAATACATGATTTGTGTGTGAGAAATTCATTTAAAAGAAACACTCGTTTCTGATAATTTTTTCGTGAAACCTTTTTGATAGTGTCTTTATATTTTTCGTAATGGGGGTTCATAATTCTATTTATATGATATAACACTTATAAAAACTGAATTGTGTAAAAGAGTGTTTTTATAAATATCAGTATAATAATAACAACTCTCTTAGTTAGGAGTAAAGACATGTCATTTCTAGTATCACCCGGCGTACACGTTAGGGAAATTGATCTTACAAATGTTATTCCAGCAGTATCCACCTCTATCGCTGCTATTGCTGGGCCGTTTGCAAAAGGTCCGGTTAGTGCTATTACTGCAATTAGTTCGGAAGAACAACTTTTACATACATTTGGTAAACCAAATAGTTCAAATTTCGAGTGGTGGTTCACTGCTGCAAACTTCTTGCAGTATGGTGACGCACTCCGAGTGGTTCGTGCAGAATCAACCATATTAAACGCTGGATCAACCAGTGCTATTCTTATTCGTGACGATGACCATTATGAAGCTAGTTTCTCAACGGGACAGGGCTCTAATGGTGATTGGACTGCTCGTACCGCTGGTACTCATGGTAATTCACTTGGTGTTGATATCTGTGCAAGCCCCGCAGCATTTTCACAACAACTTGGTTCTCTTAACCTAGTTAATGGTGCTGGTGCAATTGGTGATTTGGAAATCACAGTTGATGACCAAAATGCAACTGCCGCATCAATCGTAATCGGGGACATCATTCAGTTCTACGATGCAAGTGCTATCGTTTCAGTAGTTAACGGTGCAATCACAGTTGCTTCTAAAACTCTTACTCTTGATGGTGGAACTGGTGCTCTTGCAGTTGGCCAACGAGTACTTGGTGCTGGTATTTCAGACGGTGACGAAGTTGTTAAGATTGAATCAGTTACTTCGCAGAGTGGTAGTGCTGGTTCGGTTATCGGCGTTGTTGTTTTAGATAAAGCAATCACAGTTGCCAACGATGTAGCTCTGGTGCTTTCAGCTGCTGCTGGACATGACAAAGTGGAATCGGGTAATATAGAATATGAAGTTACAGCAATTTCTTCTGAAACTCTAACCATTCGGGTTCTTGATGATGTATCTGGTGGCGGACTTCAGACGATTATTCCTGATAACTCTCTCATTCGTCGTCGGTGGCGTTTCAGTGATTTATTTAACAGTGTTCCCGGTACATCAGATTGGTCAACTGCTAATGCTCGCGGTGAACTAGATGAACTGCATGTTGCAGTTTATGATAAAACAGGTGACATCACAGGTTATGATGTTGATGTCGCAGGGCAACGTACAGCTGCGGTTATCGAAGTGTTCCAAGGTTTGTCTAAGAACTCAGCTGCGAAGACAATTCAAGGTGGTAATAATTACTACCCAGATGTTATCTTCCGTGGTTCTAACTACATCTACTGGACAGATCATAATTCTGCTGGTACTAACTGGGGCACAGATATTGCCACAGGTACGGACTTCACAGTAGTTCCCGGTGTTGCTATTGCCACTCTAACAGGTGGAACGGATGATTACTCTGTTACTGCTGGTGAACTTGAACTTGCATATGACAAGTTTGGTGATACAGAAAATGTTGATGTTAATCTTATTTTAGGTGGGCCAAGTTCTGGTGTCGCAGACACAGAAGCTGGCCAGGATACATTTGTAACAATGATCACAGACCTTGTTGAATTGCGTAAAGACTGTGTTGGGTTTGTTTCACCATACCGTGCTGCGGTTGTTGGTGTAACGTCATCCATTACACAGACAGAAAATATCAAAGACGCATTTAACAAAAACCCATCATCTTCATATATGGTATACGATAGTGGATACAAGTATACATATGACAAATACAACGATGTGTATCGATTTGTTCCTTTGAACGGTGACACTGCTGGTCTTTGTGCTTACACAGATAACGTAGCAGACCCTTGGTTTTCACCAGCGGGTTACAATCGTGGTAATGTTCGTAGTGCAATTAAACTTGCTTACAACCCAATGAAAGCAGATCGTGACATTCTCTACAAGGCACGGATCAACCCAGTGGTTGACTTCCCAGGCCAAGGTGTTACGCTCTTTGGTGATAAAACTGCTCTTGCTAGACCAAGTGCATTTGATCGTATTAACGTGCGTCGATTGTTCCTTGTTCTTGAAAAAGCAATTTCCACTGCTTCGAAGTACATGCTCTTTGAATTTAATGATGAGTTTACTCGCGCACAGTTTCGTAACATGGTTGAACCCTTTCTACGAGATGTACAGGGTCGGCGGGGTATTTTCGACTTTAAGGTTATCTGTGATTCAACTAATAATACTCCAGAAGTTATTGATCGTAACGAGTTTATTGGTGATATTTACATTAAACCAGCAAGGTCAATCAACTTTATTACACTAAACTTCATTGCAGTTAGAACTGGTGTTGCGTTTAGTGAGATAGGAGGTTAATCATGTCAAACATAGATGATTTTAAAGCTAATCTAATTGGTGGTGGCGCAAGAGGTAACCAGTTTCGGGTAACCCTTACTCCACCAGCTGGTATCGCTATCGGACTTGATGTTCGTAGAACATCCTTTCTTGTAAAGGCAAGTAGTTTACCATCTACAGCTATTACGGAAATTCCGTTGAAGTTTCGTGGACGTACTATCTACATGGCGGGTGATCGAGCTGAACCAGAACCTTGGACAACTACATTCTATAATGATACTGACTTTATGATTAAAAATGCAATTGAATTGTGGAATAATGGTATTAATGATTTTGCATTAAATACTGGTGTTGTATCTACATCTGACTATCAGACCGACTTAACTGTTGATCAATTAGATCGTGACGATACAGTTCTGAAGACATATATCTTCAGAAATGCTTGGCCGACAACAAGTGGTGCTGCAATTCCATTAGATATGACTGCTGAAAATGCTGTTGAAGAATTTGAATGTTCTTGGAGATATCAACACTTTGAAGCTTCCGGCGTTAACTTCTAATTTAAACCTACTAAATAGACAGTAGGAGATATTAGATATTATGGCACAATTATTCGGCTTTACAATACAAAAGGCACAAAAGGATCAGGGGCCCCGTGAAAAAACTTTCACGGACTCCGATTCTGATGACGGCACTCAAGAGATTGCTGGCGGTGGTTTCTTTTCATCTGTTTTAGATACAGACGGACGGGAAAAATCTGACCTCGATCTCATTCGTCGTTACAGAGATATTTCAATGCAATCGGAGTGTGATGCTGCGGTTGAAGATATTGTTAATGAAGGTATTATTTCAAACCTTAATGATATTCCAGTTAACATAGATTTACA